CTCGCGGCCACCCCACGTTCTACGGAACACTCCAACCAAAGAAAGGACCGTTATGCCTTCCCGGAATACTAGCGAAACACCTCGTTGTGGAACATATTTTACAATATATCCCAACGATGTGCCTCAGCCTACGTTTCAATTGACGGAAGCTGAGATCTCTACGTTATTCTGGGGAGGGGTAGGTCATTATGGTTACCCTGATTTTCCTTCTGCCCGCGATATTGGAGGCGATTTTGGCGTCGAATATAATCGAGTCAAAAACGGTTCCTGCGGGGTTGGGACTATTCAGGGCGGAACAGCTTACAGAGAGCACCGTTATACGGGCTCTGTTGTTATAGCTACTCCGGACCAGTGGACTATTCCATCACCCGGAAGGGTTGATGGTTCAGTCTATGGTGCCACTGCCTACAGTAAGATGAAGCCTGATAAGCCTAACATGAATGGTTTGGTCTCTATTTTTGAGCTCAAAGACATTCCTGGGATGCTTAAACAGCGCTTCCACGCCAAAGGACTCCACGAGATAGGAGATTATTATCTTGCGGAGAAGTTCGGGTGGGAAGCTTTGCTAAAGGACGTTCGTGCATTTTGTGAAACTCACATATATGCACAACGAGCTCTGCAGCAACTCTTACGTGACGAAGGGCGTCCTGTCAAAAGAAGAATAACTCTTAATGACAGTACCGCTGTTAACTGGGAAGACTCAGGTACGAGTAACTTTTTGTACCCAAGTTTTGTTACCTACTTTTATAGTAGGCCCAGCACATGGCGCAATACCTTAAGTAGAACAGATCGAACATGGGCATCAGCCCGTTTTCGATACTGGCTACCAGGTGGCCCTAGGGATGTTGAGTGGTCTGATATGATGAAGGCGAGAATCTTTGGATTCAAACCTACGCCATCTCAGGTTTACAAAGCCATCCCGTGGTCTTGGCTAGCCGAGTGGTTTACTAATGTCGGTGACATGATTGATAATCTTGAAACCAGCATTGTAGACCGGCTAGCAGCAGACTATTTCTACGTTATGCGCACAATAGAAGACAAGTATAGCTTTACAGCTAACGCGTCTTACTGGCGTGCGGAAACGATGGAATTAGTTCCTGCTACCGCGTCCGGAATCCGTTTGAGAGGTGTGAAAACACGTCTTCACGGAGATCCCTTTGGTTATGGTACTCCTGAGGCAAGCCTCAATGGTACCAAGCTGTCGATCCTTGGGTCACTAGGTTTATCCCGACTTCGATAGCCCTACCGCGCACGTACGGAATACGTGCTTGTAAAGCGTAATAAAGTTAGGAGCTTCTAGTGCTTGCAGATCCTCAATCAGTCACCATCAACGCCGTAGCGACGTCTCTGCCGCGCACCAATCAAGGTGCAACGCAGAATGTCTATACGTCGGCTGATGGTAAGACCCTCATGACCACTAAGCAGAATATCACATCTGCTCGGTTTCGTCGCGAGGTCCGACTGGCTCAGAATAAGATTGCCGCAGATCCAATCTCGGCAGTCAATAAGGAGTCAGGCGTCAGTGTGTATTTCGTCATCGACGAACCACGCTCTGGCGTATTTTCGGATGGTGAGATCGGTTATCTCATCGATGCCTTGAAGACTTGGCTTTCTTCGGCCAATTACAACAAGGTACTCGGCGGCGAGTACTAATAACGTGAATGGAATTACGAATCGTTTGATTCTAATTCTAGTCACCGCATTAGCGCTCGACCTCTGGATGCTTATACTTATTCTTAAGCATTTAGTGAGATAACGTCTTCCAGCAATGGAGTATAGCCTAGACGGTCCTGTAATTCCTCACTTTAAAGGAGGTTACAGTGAAAAGACCGACCATGCTCGTCCAGGCCATTCTGAGACAACTCAGTCTGGACTTAGACTTGTCCGTAGAACGCGATCTGAAACGTATTTCAGATCGATGCGAACACGAGGGGCTTTCGTTCTTAACGATTACCCTTCCTCAACTTGATGATGCTCTCTTACGAGGCATCGAAGTTGGGACGTTCACATGCCCAAGTGCTTTCGCACGGCATGGAAGTCTCCCCCGTTTTATGGGAGGTTTCTTCAAACGTGTGTTCAAAACGGATGGTAGGCTACTTGATGAACCCTGTCCTTATACCATCGCTGGTATAAGGCAAGTTTGTCGTTTCTTTAAGAAACTAAAACTTCCGTGTAGCGAGAAGAAAAACCGTCTTGCTATACGACATTTCATCGAAGTAGAAGGCGAACTCCGCCAAATGACCTCTCAAGTAGAGAGAAAGGATGATATCCTTGACAAGATTTCCGGAATACTATGGTCTCAGGTTTTTCCTGAGCTTAGTTACCTTGATCTTGTTTGTCATCACGGCCCTGGTGTCACTGCTGATCGCTATGCCTCTAATCAGAGGTATCGCATCACAAAGTGGAACCATAGATCGGAGTATAACTTCCCTTCCGACTTACACTGCTACCCCAATTACGGAGTCGCAGCAGAAATCGGAGGTACAGGGGAAGTTACCGGTGGCGTCAATGGGGTCGAATACCTCGAATTAAAGGATGAGAATCCTGTTCGGGTTGTATTCGTCCCAAAAACGCAATCGGCGCCACGAGTCATAGCGATTGAGCCTTCACACGTCCAATATATGCAACAGTCTATAAAAGACTTAACATATACGGCGTTGGAGACTCACGCACTGACTAGACATTCAATACGGTTTACCCGTCAAGATGTCAATCAGAGACTCGCCTACAAGGCAAGCAAAGATAAACGACTAGCTACGCTAGACCTGAAGGATGCGTCTGACCGCGTGCATTTGCATTTGGTTCAACGCATTTTTAAGACCTCAGGGCTACTCGAATACCTCGAGGATGCTCGTTCTTTGCATGCCCAATTACCCGACGGTACGAACATAGTACTGTTTAAGTATGCTTCAATGGGATCAGCATTATGCTTTCCTGTTGAAGCAATGGTGTTTTACACCCTTATTCAGTCTGCTATGCACATACTTGACGGGGGGCGTCCGAGTTCTCGTTCGATTTGCCGTTATAGCAAACTGATCGACATCTATGGGGATGACATTATTATCCCCGTAGAGTACACGGACTTCGTCGTAAAGTACCTTGAGAGTTTTGCTCTTAAGGTTAACGTCAGCAAGTCTTTCAAGGATTCATCCTTTAGAGAATCTTGCGGCGCGGATTTCTATGCTGGCGTGCCGGTTAATCCGGTTTATGCCAGAATGGAGCCGTGTGACGATTTACGACGCTGGGACGCAAGCACGATTATGTCTTGGAACGCTACCGCTGATCTCTTTTATATGAGAGGTCAATGGTTAGTAGCCCAAGCTATTCGTGACTTGCTTTGTCAAGTGGTGAAACGTACCATCCCTAGAGCTAGAAAACCTGGCTCTGGGCTAGCACATCTTAGTTTCCTTTTTGATACTCATTGTCATTACGACACTGAGCTTCATAATTGGAAGCAAAAGAGGCTAGTCTTTGATCCAGTCAAAAGAAAGGACCAAATAGATGGAGACGAAATCGCCTGCCTCAACAAATGGGGCATTACTACTTACCGACGTGACAGTAGCGGAAACGCAAACTGTAACGTTACCTTCAAACGTAAACCTTGTTGGGTATACGTCGGAGGAAACATTGGATCGATTCGAGAGAATCGAGCTAATGTGGGAAGTGAATGCCAACAGGTTGACGCATCCGTCGGCGACAGCCGGCTATGCGACCTTCAGGGCAGACTGTATGATGATCGGAATTCCTCCGGTCTCATTCCAGGCCTGGCTGAGGGCAGCAATGTCAGCAGTACAGACGGCACTGACTCAGGAACCCCACCATCTCCACGGAGCGACTTTAGCTTCGTAGAAGAATGGTGGCCAGATCCGCTTGATCATCTCACTGACGATCAGGTTGAACTGGACTTCCTAACCAGTGTGAAGCGCGGTGGCTTCAAGTCGAAACACC